CATGTTTCACGTCGGTTAAGGTCCGGTGAATACTTTGCATACTTCATGTAGACAGTTATGTCCGATAAAATCCTATTCGAAATCTCCATATTATTTCCTTTTTATATTATATTTAAAGAATGAACCATAGCAGTTCTGCGTATAAAAACTATTAATTTTAACAATAAATATGCGGTTGCTCGGTGCTCGACCATAGGTTTTGTAACTTTTTATTAACTTTTTTATTCAAAATCAGAATTTTCAATTTCATGGAATTTACGCGCTAACATCTTACGAGTATATTCTTCTCCTTTATCCATTTGCTTTTGAGTGTCCTTGCCTTGTACTGATGTATCTGCATATATATGAATCTGACCAGTAGATGTATTCATTTTACTTGGCAATGTTATCCCATCCGGTCCAAATCGATTTTTAATAACATGCCACCTTCCGGTGCCTGCTAATTTGTCTTGTATTTTTCTGGATAATGATATTACAAAATCTGCTACCATTACCTTTCCATATGATTCGGATATTTTACTAGCATCGATAACATCTTCTTCTAATGCCGATCTATTTGCTTGGGATGCGGTCCATACAGGAATTTCATATTCTCCGGCCATGCCTCTTAAATCTTCATATATACCTTCAAGTTCATGCCTCTTTTCTAGTCCATGGCCTTTTAACAAATCAGCATAATCTACTATAACAATATCTGGTTTCTTATCTTGCATTATACATTTTTCGATATGGCTCCGGAGGCCTATGACAGATACTGATTTAGTTGGATAATGTTTGATAATCAATTCACCGTCAATTTTTTCTAGCTCTTCTTTTACTTGAGATTGATAATGTTTTAGATTTTGATTAGGTATGCCTGTTATAACAGAATCATATCTCAATCCAACATATGCTTCATTAAGCTCTAATGTATAATGCAGTACTGTCATTCCTTTTTTAATTGCATTAGCTCCGATATTAATCAATCCCCAAGACTTACCGATACCTGCAGGTGCTACAAATACTGCCAACTCACCTTTACCTAATCCACCATCGGTTAATTCATTAATGACTTCCCATGGCGTTTCTTTTGTAGCCCGTACTGCATCTGCATACCGGTCTTCTATTGAGGTCATATAATCATGACCGATATCGGTTTCAGCGCCGGCTTTGAGAGCTCCATCTATTTTTGCTTTAATATCCTCATACTTGCCGTGTTTCAATAAATCTACTGATGATAAGATTGCCTTTTTGATTTCTTGGTTTTTGCAAAAATCTAATGTCTGCTGTTTGATAAAATCTAAATCGCTGGCTTCTACGAATTTCCAGGCATCCTTTAAATGTTCCACGACTTGTTGTTTTAAAACATCATGGTCGACCATTTCAAGTTTTACCTTCATTACTTCTAATGTAGGTGATGTCTTATATTCTAAACTGTATTCAAGTATATTAGTAACAATCCAATTATTGGCATCACTTTCAAAGTATGTCGGTAATAATATATCAGATATCTGCTGTAAAAATAGTTTATCTGTAAATAATGCGGTTATAACTTTTATTTGAAAGCTATAGCCATATGATGATAATCTGTCTGTCATACTTAATTATATAAAATAATTCTCAAAGATCAAAGAGATCTGTAAGCATTTAGTGGATTAAATGCTGATGATAACCAAGTGTCCAAATCTTTTATTACAGTATACATCTTGTCTACCATAAACATTTTCTTGAATGACAATATGTCCATCTTTGTTATCTCGTCTTGAGCGATATGCATGATTTTCATTTTTGCATCTCCGCTTATATCCACATCCTTTAATTGCATCAAATTATAATTTAATTTAATCTGATCTCCGGATTTTTCTATCAATTCGTGCACTTTATATTTTTTATCGAGATTTGAAACATATTCAACCAATCTATCAACTGATAACTCTGTATATTCAGTTATTGGTGGTATACGTTTAATCATTGTCTTTAATCCTACTCCATTAATACCTGGAATATTATCTGATTTATCTCCTGTTATTGCACGATATAATAAATAATTTTTTGCATCAATTCCAAATTCTTCTCTCATCAAATCTGGTGTATACATTTTCTTCTTAACTGGGCTCCATACAGATACTCGGTCATCTACTAATTGTAAAAAATCTCTATCGGTTGATACAATAGTAACTCGGTTATCTGGTTTGTCATATACTTGTGCCGTGAGATATGCAATTGCATCATCTGCTTCTATATGATCAATTGCCATAGTCGTTACAGGTAAGCAATGTAAATATTGTATCATTCTACCATATTGCCGTTTCATGCTATCTTGCTCATCATCGAGTGATGCAAACTCTTGATACCGATTAAAAGCAGTCTTATTCGCACGATTGGCTTTATAATTCGGATATAATTTTTTTCGTTTTGCAGAACCACCTTTGCCATCAAATACAATTATACACCGAGTCGGTTTATGTTGTCGTATATTAGCTGCGATAGATCGGAGGAATCCAGTCACCCCTCCGATATGCATTCCATCATCATTCAAAGCAGGGACGGCCGAAAACACTCTAATGAATGTATTCGTAGCGTCGATAATCAATATATGACTATTCTTATCAGACCCCCGTCCTTGTTCTCTATCCTTTTCTATCTGGTGAAATATGTCGTGATATCTATTATTCATCATCCTTCTTCGCTGATAAATTCTTCGTCTATCTCGACATCATCAATTCCAAAGTCTTCTCCAGGCTTATATTTCAATATATATGAATCACATATTTGCTGATATATTTCTTCTTGGAGTCCTGGAAATTCTTCTAATTTCTTTTCAAAGTCTTTTGAAAGGAATTTAACCACATCGCCATTGGCTCTAGTAAATGTATACCACGCACCTGCTATATCTACAAGTTTAAATTGCTTCATAATATTAAGCCATCCACCAAAATCATCAATACCACTTTCAAAGTAAATATCATAATCAATAGTTTTCAATGGAGGGCCCATTCTATTTTTTACCACTTGGCATCTAGTCTTAATTCCGATAGTCTGATCGACACCGTCCTTTTTAACTTTGATCTGGCCAACTGATTTTAATCGTAACCGGACTGAAGAATGAAATGGGATCGCTTTACCACCAGATGTCGTATATGGATCTCCAAATGCTACTCCTAACCTTGTTCTTAATTGATTTGTAAATATCAAACAAATTTTGTTACGGCCAAGCATATTTGTAACCTTTCTCATTGCTTTTGAAAGGATAATGGATTTCGATGTTGCATACCCATCCTTATCAAATTCTTTTGCCATTTCAATTTTTGTAGATGCTCCCATTATAGAATCAACTACTATCGTAACTAAACGATCTTTATTTGATTTTCTAATCGATTCAACTATATTTTCAATTGCCTCGAATATATCTTCAACTGTCTCCAATGGAACATATAACATCTTCTGCAGGTCCAATCCTATTGCTTCTAGGAATTCTCTACTAACTGCATTCTCTGTATCGATATACACTGCCATACCACCATTCTTTTGTGTATTGGCTAATGCATGTGCTGCTAATAAAGATTTACCGGATGCTTCTAATCCTGTTATCTCTGTTATACGTCCTACTGGAAAACCTCCTCCGGGTCTATTTGCTATAGCTAGATCTAACATTGATGATCCAGAACCTACCCATCCACGTACTTCGCTCGGCGCGGCAGTATCACTATTTAGGAAATAGGCAGCTTTGAATCCGGTACCTTTGAACTTTTTATTTAAATTATCTGCTAACGTTAATGCCAGTTCATCGGCTTGTTCGCTTTTTGATTTAGCCATATTATAACCGTTTATTACTCGTTAAATAATGAATCAAATGCAGCTGATACGTCATCTACTTTATTTGGCGTATTGTCATTTGTTGTGGTCTCGGTTTTAGTATCCGCTACTGCGTTACTATCCGGTGTAGTACTTTTTTCATCCTCTGGGTTTAACCATGCTGCTAATGCATCTTTAAGATCATCATATGATGGCTCTTTAAATATATCAGATAATTTAGGTTGCTGTTGCGCTACCTTTTCTGCAACATTTTTATCTTCGGTGATTGGTGTCGTATTCGGTTTAACACGAATTGCTGTCTTTGGATATTGTCCAGCACCTTCGCTTGGTGTAAACTCTACAACTACATCTCTACCATTCATAGGATCTGAAAGATCGCCATAATCCGGGTCTGCATAAAATCCTAATAATTCAGCATAAACTGTTTTGCCAAATCCCCAAAACTTAACGCCTTCTGATTCTTTTCCTCTTACGACTACAGGAACATAAGTTCGCATCTTCGGTTCCATTTTCTTACCTAGTTTCCATTCATCTGAATTTCCTGATGATTTTAACTTCTCTGCGAAGTCTACTACTGGATCTGGTTTGCCGTATGTAACAGGTGATAAATAGTTTTTCTTACCTAAATCATAATGAAAGTACATTTCCTGAAAGGGATTGTCTTTATCATGTTGGTAAGGAACTATTCTAATTGTTTGTTTACCAGGTTCAGGTTTCCATAAATTGTTTTGGCGGTTGCCAACTGTTTGTAACTGGGTGAGTTTTCTTTTGATTGCTTCTAAGTCAATTGCCATGTTTTTACTTTGTTTTTAAAAATTAATAATTACTATTAGTTAAATATAACAACTTTATTTCATTTATCCTAATGATTATCGAAAAAAGTTGTAAAAAAGTTTTTATTTGTTATTTTTTAGTTTTTATCTGGTGTTACAATGTAACAAAGTCGTCATATACTCCTTCACTCATACCTTCTTCTAGCCATTGATCACCATTTCTTTCAAACCAGGTTTGAAGGTCATCTTCCATAGTAGCCGCAAGTTGTTTTAACTGATTAGCATCATTAGAATCTACGATTACCTGTGCTTCCAATTCATCTGCGGTATTTTGAAACATTGCCATTGGTACTGTAAGTGTTAGTACCAAGTCTTTTCCAGATACAGTTGCTTCATTAAATGATTTGTTATGTTTCTCAGTGACATCTTTTAATGTCGGTAATGGCTTACCTGGTGTTCTTTCCCATGCATGTGCTTCTTTCAATAATCCTTTATCATTAGAACCGGCTTTGCCTTTAAATAATTTTTTATATTGTTCTTGTAAGTTCATTTTCTTCGTTTCTTTATTATATATAAATATAAGAAATTAATTTCATAATTCCTAATTTATTTCAATCTTTTTTAGTATAATTATTATACTGCGTTATGGAAAAACTCGATTGCTAATTCTATAATCACTTCTAGATGTTCATCACTTATGTTTTCTAATTCCTGTTCTGGGACCGGTGTACCATCGGCGTAATCAGCACTTTCAAGATAAGCACCTGATGTTCCATCATCTGGGCCTTGTGATCTATCAATACCACCTATCACTGCTGTTGCTAGGTTAATTTCTTTACCACGCGAATCTTTTATTTGATAGCTCTTGTATTGTTTCATATCACGGGCATTCAACTTGCGTAGTGTTATTGTCTGCTCTTCCTTTATCAATTTTTTATCATTTGAAGATATTCTACCTTTAAATAATTTTTTGTATTGTTCTTGTAAATTCATTTTCATGCCTCTTCTATTCGTATATGTTTAAAATATCACCATCCCAGTCATATTCCCATTTATTCTTTATAAGTAATGATTCTGCGTTCTCTTGAAACTCATCATATCCTCTTACAGCATCATCAAAAATAAATTGCGAATATCTTCTACTATGACCAGCTCCATGGCTATGTTCAATTCCTCTACGATCATCATCTACAGTTTCATCCCATAAAAAGAATATATCATCAGCATCTGTATTAGAATCATATTTGCCTTCATTAACTGATTTATTAAATTTTTCAGTTACGTCTTTTAATGTCGGTAATGGCTTACCAGGGACTCTTTCCCATGCCAATGCTTCTGATAATAATTTCTTATCATTGGAAGATGCTCTTCCTTTAAATAATTTTTTATATTGTTCTTGTAAGTTCATTTTATTTCCGTTTGTTAATTAATACTGTCCTATATCTCCTACTTCAGATGCATCAAAATTATCTTTAATAAACATCCAAGTTTCATATGACATATCTTTAAAAACAAATCCAACATTGTCAAAAGGAACGCCGCCTTGTTTCATGACTAGTTTCTTATATGCAGCTTCTGGGTCTTTAAATACTATGCTATGAGTCACACCATCTTCTGGTTTGAAATTTATTTCTCTCTCGTTGATTGATTTTCTTTCCAATCCCTTTGCTATACCTGCTAACTTTATCATTTTCTTCGTTCCTTTATTATATATAAATATAAGAAATTAATTTCATAATTCCTAATTTATTTTAGGTTTTTTTACTTAAATCTTCCTTTAAATA